TCAAGTATTAGTTTTGGTTCAGACCCTGAGTTGTTTTCTGCGGCATGAATACGGAGTGTTGCATCACCTGTAGCGGCTTCTACGTCTAGGTTTGAACTAGGCGACGACGAACCTATCCCAACTCGTCCCGAGCTGTCCTTAACAACAATCTCACCTGCTGTCGCTGGCAATGTTAGCTGCAGGTCACTACCTACAGCTGCGGGGACATCCAGTTCAACCGAACCAGACGTTGCCCCGTTTAATTTAATAGGCATCAGCTTGCTCCTCCTTCTAGTGCTGTAAGTCGAGCCTCAAGGGAGGCGTTTTGTGTTTCTAGGGATTCGATACGTTCCATTGCCTCTTGAAGTGCTTTGACAGCCTTCATATAAAGCACGGAGTAGTTGACGGATTTAGTGACAGTGCCAAGATCAATACCTTCTTCGTCGCGGTCAGTAGTTTCATAGACAAGGCCAGGTGATACGGCCTCGGCCTCTTGGGCGATAACGCCTATTTGAGTGTGTGTTTGACCTTCAATAAAGTTGTAGTTACGAACTCGAAGCCCCTTAATGTCATCCCACTGGGAGTTTGCATCAACGATGTTTTCTTTTAGCTTAACGTCAGAAAGAGAACCGTAGGAGTTGTTGGTGTTTACAACGTTGCCATTAGTCCAAACTGTGTAACTAACTGTACCCGCAATACCTGTTGACGAATGAGAACCGTAATACATCCTGACTGACGTACCCGCAGAGGCTTCAGACATTGCACCAATGACGTTTTGAGCCGATGCAAAGAAAGAAGTTCCGTTACTTGCAATTTGCAGCCGTTTGACGGCATTGGTATAGAACCCCAAATCAGTTGATTCGTAGCCGAGATATGCTTGAGAATTAACGCTATTGGCTAATTGTAGATATACATTGGCTGAACCACTTTTAAAGTAGGCAGTGGTTTGTTCTGAACCAAGAGCATGAACAGAAAAAGTAGCTGGTGGTGAAGAGAACCCAACACCTAGCCGACCCGAGCTGTCGATTCGCATTTTTTCCGACGCACCACCTGCTGACCAAGTGTGGTAATTGGCTTGGTTTATGCTGCCAATATATGCAGAAGTAGATCTGTTGTAGTGAAGGGTTAAATTTGTTCCGGCAGTATCTCCTGGGCCAAATTCAAAACCTTCTGCACCCCCGTTTGATACGGATAAAGGTCTAATTGGGCTCGAGGTGCCAATCCCTACACGGCCCGAGCTGTCGATTCGGGCTTTTTCTCCGCCATTAACTTGGAATAAAACTGGATTATTAGCAGAACTACCAAATTTTGCATCCCCATTATTTCCAAAGAATCCAGCATTAGCAGAGTTTTGAATATAACTTCCTGCTGCAACAGTCACAGGCGTTGCGGCAAGACCTCCATTCGCGATTGTTCCATCGCTTAGGATGCGCATCCGCTCGGTGTTGTTTGTGCCAAGCGACATAAAGCTATTCTCTTTATTCCATATATAAGTGTCATTGCCATCCTGGTTAATAATTAAACCATCTGAACTTGATGAACCAGAAGTGGAATTTGTAATATGAATTGTTGCTCCAGCTATGCTGCTATTAACATGTAAAAGATTTGTAGGCGACGACGTTCCAATTCCCAATCCCGTGTTATTTACCGTTACCCTATCCGTCCCACCAGTAACAATCTTGACTTCATCTGTTCCGTAGACCAGACCTGTATCAGTATCTGTTCCTGTAATACTTGGTTGTGCGGTTGTATTAGTACCGTTAATTTTAATAGTCATAATTAAACAATCACCCAGTTAGATCCAGAAGGTACGGTTACAGTTGCACCGCTATTGACCGTCAACGGTCCAGCACTGACTACATTTTTACCAGTACCAATTGTGTACGATTGCGTGATCGTGTTGTCATGCTCAACAGCCCACGTATCACTACCACCACCTGTTGCACCACCGCCGACACTTGACCATGAAGATCCTGTGTAGCCTTCAAACTGACCAACATCAGTATTAAAACGAATAAAACCAGCTGAAGGAGATGCATCACGTTGGGCTTGAGTACCTGCTGGTAACTGAGCAGATGCTGTACTAGCTGTTATTTGTAGCTTCTCAGTATCAAGCTCTTGAATTGCAGTCTGTACGTTAGTACCAGATAGATTACCTGCTGCCGTAAAAGAGATATTGATAGCTTCTCCTGGGACGTAAGCAGTAACCCAAGCAGAACCTGTGTACAACCTCATCACGTCAGACGTTGTGTTGAAATACAAGTCGCCAGCGGTCAGGGCATCGCCGTCATTGTCAGTAGTGGGATCAGATGCCTTAGCACCAAGATAGGTATCGTCAAAGTTATCGAAAGCAGCTAATGCAGAAGCTGCAGATGAAGCCGCTGCAGTTGCACTGTTAGACGAGTTTGTTGCACTAGTAGCTGCATTACTCTCAGAGTTAGCTGCTTGACTGGCACTAGTTGCAGAAGCACTAGCACTGTTAGAAGAGTTAGTTGCTTGAATAGCTGCAGCAGTAGCGCTAGCAGCTGCATTAGTTGCCTGTGTAGATGCCGTGGTTGCTGACCCAGCAGATGCGGTAGCACTAGTAGCGGATGCAGTTGCACTGTTGGCAGAAGCAGTCGCTGAGGTAGCACTAGCTGTAGCACTAGTTGCTGAGTTACTAGCTTGAGTGGAGGATGTAGTAGCACTAGAAGCTGCGTTAGTTTCTGATGTACCTGCATTCGTTTCAGACGTAGCAGCTGCCGCAGCAGAAGCAGCCGCTGCATCAACCTGAGCTTGATGTGTAGTAATTAGCCCATCTACATAACCACGCGTACTAGCGTCAGTAGCTGCAGTTGGAGTGCCAACGTTAATGATTTTTTGATTGCTCATATTGAGCTGACCAACCATTGTGCCACCTAAAGCACTTAATGCATTATTTTCAGTTTCCTGGGAAACATACAATACTTGGTCAAAGTTAGCATTAAGATCTTGTGCCTTAATAGCTGATCCAGCAAAGAAAGTCGCAGCAGTAGTGTCGTTTGCAGTATCACGAAAGATAATGATACTTGCACCAGAGGCAGGAGCTGTGTTGAAGGCAACTGTTGTTGCATTGGGAATTGTAAATGCTGTAGTAACAGCGCCATCAATAGAGGCTTTAATATCCTCTTGGCCTAAATATTCAAATGTAAACGAATAGTTCGTTGTCGAACCATCTCCTGTGTATGTATTTTGAGTAGTTGCCATTACGTTTTAGTAACCAAAAGTTTCTCTTGTATACTTCAAATATGATTCGGCTCTTTCCTGTTTGCCTCGTCTTAAATAGTCTTGAGTCCTAGCTTTAACATATTGCCTACGTTCAATATCGGTAAAGTGAATTGAATCAGTAGTAGCATCGCCTATAGCATCTCGTAGTTCGTCATCAAGACGAAGATGAATACTTTCAAAATTCTTAGTATCAGGATTCAGTGCTTCTGTAGAGTTAAGAGCATCCTTAAACCTATTTCTAAAACCTTGACCACCGCCTTCAGTATCGTTCATAACACGCCTAATACCATCAAGCCACCTTCCCTGTTTACCCATGATGCTGAGAATATCAGACTGCTCCACATTATCTAGTGGTTCGCCCTTACCATTTGTACGCAAGGCAGCAGTAGCGTCATACTCAATATCAATAAGGAACTGTTTTTCAGGACTAATTTTTCCGCTTTCTTTCCATGGCGTATAGACATTCTTAAAACGTGTAAAGATATCCTCTGTACCGTTTACTTCTTTGCCATCAATCCAGTCGTACTTAGCTGGAAGAAGTCCTTTGGCACCAGGAAGGCGGTTCATAATCATACCTTTGAGGTCGTTATTGATTTGATTAAGACCAGGATCCATGATTCTGCCGATTTCAGCCATCTGACTAGAACCTCGTACAGTTGATGATGTGATGAATGCAGAAGCCCAACGATTAAAAGCACCTATATCACCGCGTGCTACATCTAGAAACGGCTCAACACCAGCCATATAAGTCTTGTCTGCAAAAGAAGCAGCAAAGACAAAACCTAGCTTTTTAAAAAGTTCACCAACACCTTGAGGTTCAAGAACATCAAAGTTGTCTCCAATAGTACCTACTAGACTTAAAAAATTAGTAACTGGACCCAAGCCTTCAAAGCTATACCACTTGTCATCAAGACCACGTATTGAATTAGGCTGCCAACCACTCTCTCTTCTTGTCTTTTGAACTTGACGATTGTAATGACCAACCCCATGCAATCGATCATCTAAGAACAAACCGATAGCAGAAGCTGTAACTAAACCACCTAACGCCTTTCTTCCAAGAATATCTGCACGCAGTTCATTGTACTTGCCTTTAGCAACGAACGGGTCAGATACATCGACTCCTCTTTGTCTAAGGATGTCAAGAACTTTTCCTGTCTCCATATCGTCAAATGATTTACTAAAGACATTCATATCTTTAACAAACATACCCAACAGAGGATCTATAGGACTATAAGTTAATGTATACTGAAGCTCATTAAGCGGTGTTTTGGTAAACAAAAAGAATGGCTTCAACACAGGCATCTTACGAATAAGACCAGAGATAGCATCATTGGCATCGTTGTCTAAATTAAAAGACAACTCACCTGCTGCTCTTTGTACAGACTTATCAGTAATGATTCCATTTTCATTAAACATTTCTGCAAAAGCATCAGCAGCTAAGTCTTCTGCTGCCTTGGGATCAAACTCAACAGTGCCATTCTTAGTAAATTTATCGAAGGCTCTACCTTTGGCTTCAAAGTTAGCTGTCATAGATTGGACAAAACCATCCATTGCTTGCATTGATCTTGTACCAAAGCGCAACCAAGGATGATTAGCCAAATCATTCATTGCATTGATATTTTCCATCAACATTTGAGGACCAAAATCACCGACATCAGCCTTGGCTTGTGCAAATGCAGTAAGAACATCTAGTTGTCCTTGATTTTTAAGCCCAATGTCATCACGTACTGCCATTACGTTTGGATCAAGTGCTGATCTTTTGTAGATCTGTTTGGCATAATCCAAGCTGCCGGTAATACTCTGGAGCATATTGCTGTATTGGTACATTCCTCTACGCAATGTACGCTTATCTCCAGTAACCAAAAATCCTGCAAATTGCCTCAGTGGTTTTTCAACTAACAAATGACTACCTGAAATACCAGCCTTGATGGGAGTTGCAGCAGCACTCAGCGTAGAGTTATAGACATTTGCATAGAAAGCCTGGTTAATAACAGAAGGAATCTCAGGCTGAAGATCGATAAATGCCTTATTAAAGATTGATGTAGATTGCTTAACGTAATTGTTTAAAGCACTAATTGTATTAACATTGCCATCAGTCAACTCATAAGCCATGAAAAGCGGAGTAAGAATTTCTGGATTACTATCTTTAAGTTCACGTAAAACATTTGTCGTTTCGGCTGCTTCCTGTTTGAAGCGTTCAATAGCAGCAAGCGTCTTATTACTTTCGTCTTTGATTAAATTTTCTACGCGCTTAGCGGTAGCCTTATCAAATGCGTTAGAACCTGGAACAGTTACTCTATTCCAAAGATTGAGCATATTCAGAGCACGACCACGAACATAGGAAGTCATACCCTTCTGAGCCATAAGAAATTCAACACGATCAAGGATCTGTTCTTGTGCGCGTTGGATGGATCCGGAACCTTCTGTAAGCCGCATTCCCTGCGCCATATCGCTGACCTGACCACCTAGTGATGTAGCTATATAGCCCTTAGCTATAGCCTCATCCATATTGATGAAGTCGTCCATGTACTTTTTAATAGCACCCATGACGCCAGAATAGGCTTCATCAGTTAATTCAGGTGTCCCCGTAGAAACATTTCTACCTTGATAGATAGATCCAGGTCTAATAGATCTTTGAAGCTCCTCAAGATCCATTTCATAGAAATCGTTGGCATATTTTGCACCAACGTCTTGTATCTGTTTGAATGTTAGGTATCTGGTATCGTCAAGTCGGTAACCATATTCACCGGCATCTTTTAAAGTTTCAGCAAGACCACTAATAATAATCTTTGCATTTTGACTAGACTCATTGACAAACTTAATAGCAGCATCAGACATGGTACTGCCGACACGTCCATAAGTAGTGCCTAAGTCATTTTCAATACGTGCAGCGTCAATTGAAGCTCCCACGATACCTAGATTATCGACAGACCTAATACCCTGTTCTTGATAACCATAAGCATCGTGATAACCCAAGATAGGCTCATTAGGATTATATGAATTTTGGAAGTTATAAACTCCTAATTCATCCAATGCCTCTTGACGCTTAGCAGCTGAACGCTCAATTAAATCTTCGGGAGTCTTATCTATCTCGACATTAGAATCAAACCAAGTTTTAGCTTTTTCATTTTCAGGTACGAAATTTACACTTTTATGAGCGCCACGAACACGTTTGATTAGGCTAGACAGGCCCACAACCATATCCATGCCGACACCTAAATAAGCACCTTCAAAGACATTCTTACCACGTTTAACATCTGGACTGTCGCTGTCTAAAGTGGCAAGATCATTGGGAATCCACCCAAACTTCCTTGGATACGTTTTTTTCAGAAAGCCAGCTAGGTTGTCATCTGTCTCACTTAAGTTAAGTGTATTGTCAACAAAGGCACCTGCACCAGCTCCAAAAGCTGTAGAGCCAAGCCATTTAACGAACGGATCGCTAAGAACTTTTAATGGTCCAACATTTTTGACCTTTGCAGCTTGTGCTGCTAATCCAGCATTGCCAGCTCCACCTAAAGCCATTGTAGGTAATACAACAGAAGAGATCTCTCTGACAGTTTGAGTTACTTCATCTTCAAACTCAGGTGCTTGTTGGATATCTACGCCTGGAATAAGGTCAAGAGTACCTCTAACAAAATCTCCCAAACCCATACCAGCAGCTAAACCTGCTTTGACATTCTCAGGGAGGTATTGATTTAAAATTGGATTGCCAACATCTAAACCATCAGAGCCACTTTTTGGTTGAGGTGGTTGTTGTTTGGTAGGTTGCTGTGTAGAAGTATTGGAAACCTGCTGTGGGGGAGCGGGTGCAGTCGCCTGAGTCTGCTGTTCGGTTGCAGCAATATCTGCATCTAGTCTTTGGAGTTTCTCTTCTGCTGCTTGCAGCTCAGCTTCCCACTGCGTGCGTTGCTCAATACTTTCAAAGCCACCTTCTAGTAATTCATCTTCATTCATAATTATTTAAGACCATATCGACGGGCAGCTTGTTCTCTATGTGGACCCATTTCAGATACACCAATATTGGGAGATGTATTAAAACTGTCTACTCCATCTCTATTTGCCTTAGGATTACCAGCTAATACAGTGGTATAAAGGTCTAATAGTGAAGCACCTTGCGTAGACATACCTACACCTTCAAATCTATCTTTTAGGAATGCTGCGACAGAAAGCAGTTGGTTCCTAAATGACATACCTTCTACAACTCCATACGTGGCACGTTCCTCAGGACCGAACTGAATAAGTCCCATATAATTGCCACCATCACCGCCCCATTGATTAGGACTATATGTGCCAGCTGTTTCGTAGCCAATAATAGTAGCCAAATCAAGTGCGTTAATACCTAGTTCATTAGAAACTTCCAGAAGAGCTTGTGTATCATCTTCAGGGGCTTCTCCTACACCAGTCATGACAGCTTGATCCGGTCTCAGTGAATCTCTGATTGCATAACTATTTCTGTTTTCAAATTCATTAATCTGCTGCTGAAGAGTTCTAAGCTTCTGCTCGTTAGTAGTTAAATTACTAGTAAATGAAAATCTCTGATTTGCAGACCATGCGCTTTGAATTTCTGCATAAGTCTGACTTAGTTCTACTGGTTCGATAGTGTCACTCACCTCCGCGATTTTTTGTTGTACTTCGTATTGCGTTAAATTTGTTGATCCGGCAATAGCAGCTAAAACTTCACTTTTACCTGTCCTAGCTAATTCCTCAGAGGCAGAAGCTAAAGATTGCTCACCAATGACTGATAACCAGTTTTCCGGCTTTTTCTGTTGAACAGGTGTTAGTTTTCTCCATGATCTAATCTTTTGTTGAATGACACGTTGAGCAACGGTAGAGTCATCCATTGCCTTGTTGTAAGCAGCAATGCCGTCATTAGTCAGCGCACCGTTAGCTTGAAGTTTAGTAAGTGAATCTTTAGCAGCTTGATCACCAATTATATTGAGGACTGTTTTTGGATCTTCACCGACAAGAACTGCATCCATAAATGCCTTCCTGAATATCTTGACCTGTTCACCTACATACCAATTAAATTGATCAGACTGAGCACCGGCTTCCTTATAGTTTAAGTCTTTAAGCTCTTTAATAGAGCCTACAATCCTTTCCTTAAGATACTTATTTATGTTCTTATACTCGTCAGAATTGCGAGCCTTATCAAAGTCACGAGCCGGGCCAATGAATTGATCATACACAACTTTGGGAGGATTGACTCTGTTCAGTTCAGCAACACTTAAAGTTTGATTTAATCTCGCTTGCTCTAAGATTTCTATCATGACAGGAACAAGCCTGGACTCTGCTGTCTGTCTCTTATAGAAATTGTCGTTACTAGTGTCACGACCAGGGCCACCATAAACCTGATCACCGTATGCTGCTAATTCACGGAAATCTGCAGTTGAAAAAAGACCATCATCGTCTTGTAGCTCCTGCGCCTTTGCGTTCATTGCCATCCGAGTTTTCAGCTGTCTAGCCTCCTCCTCTAAAGCGATCTGCTTAACTGCATCAGTTTTCCTATCTTGTAAGGCAGCTTCAATAGCAGCCGCAGCCTCGAAATAACCACCCTTTCCAATAGATACTGTCTGACCATTCCGATAAAAAGGAGCATCTCTTAATGCAGACAATTCTTGTGCATTTAACTTAGGGATTAAATAACTAACAGCTTCATTGATTGCATTAGGTCTAGGGTCGTTAGACACTCTTGCCATAACTGCAGAGCCATTGAAAACACCAGAAGAAAATGCAGCTTGGTCAATAATAGCGATACGATAGTTAGTATTTTTCTCCTGAAGCTTAGCCCTAGTCTCCCTATTAATGATGTTATCAGCTCTAGATAACGCTTGCCGGATTGTAGGATTGTAGGATTTTTCAAGAATCTCGATTCCTGGGATCCTGCCATCGATCTGTAGGGAACCCCTCATTTGAGATTCCTTAGTAGCAATTGCCTGCCGCTTTTGCTGAACACTAAGAGAAGGATCATTGGCAATTTGATCAATCTGCTGGCTATTGATTCTTGCTGTTTCCGTTAAGACGTTAGAGTTATTAATATAGTTACGATAACCACCACCTTTTACAAGATGATCATACATCGCATTAATGAACTCTTGCGACTTACCTTCTTTTAGGTAGTCCTGAACAATATTCGTTTCCTGCCAAGCTGCATTAGAAATCGAGCTATTAACACTTTGTGCATTAAGTATATCTTTATAAGACAGCTGATGTTTAAAAGCAATCTGATTAATAGCTTTTAGCTGGTTATCTTTGTTTTGCTGGACGATACCTGCAGTAATATCAAAAGCAGTCTTGGAGAAAGCAGCTAGAGTACTAAATGTATCTAATTTATTCTTGTTTTTAGCTTCCTCCTGAGCGAGGGCTCTTTGCCAATTATCTGCTGCAGAAGCTTTCTGGGCGCTGATATTTGAGCTATTAATATTACGGGCTCTTTCGCGATCATCTTGCTGAAAAGCCTGTGCTTGTTGCTGTGCTGCCAGAAAGAGTTGCTGGTTCTTTTGTAGATGGGCTTGTGCAGTACTCATCCCTTGAAGGCGTCTATTACCTTCGTTTTGGATTTTACGCACCTCATCAGGAACAATCAGCTGATTACTGGAAAAGCTACCTTCTTGTGCTGAAGATTTAAATTGTGCCATATACTTTGATTAAAAACTTGAACCTAATGTACCTAATGATCTACCAATATTTGTAAAACTAGCAGCCTGAGAAGCATTTAGGCCAAATAGACCTGTAGCCCCAGTAGCAGCAGAAGCACCTATCGAAGCAATAGTGCCGATACCGCCTACAGCCATGCCACCAATCGTTAGTGCATCACCAAAGTTAGAAAGACCAACGTTTTCCCTTTCACCCCTGTAAGAAGCTCTATTAGGTTCAGGACTGCCTTCGTACTCAGGTAGATCTACATAAGTAGGTCTGAGGAACATCTCCACATAATCCGTATCAGGATTATCATATTCAGCATAGAAAACTCTTGGATCAGTAAGCTCAGGTAGAGGTTGTGGTTCAAGCAGTATTGCAGCATCTGCATTCAGATTTGCCTGAATAAGAGAGTTCTGAATTTTTTTCCTTACAATTGCATCTCGCTCTTCAATACTCATTTTTGAAGCAGCGATCTTCATTTTATCTAGACCTAGATTTGCATCTAGTTTTGCGCTACCAAGTTCGTATTGATTGTCAGCCCTATCTCTTGCAATTTGATCTACCATATCAAGCTGTGAACTTTTCAAGTCAAAGGTATTATTAGTTCTGTCCCTATTAATCCTGTCACCAACATCAAGAAGATCGCTTTGTAAATCGAACTCATTATTTGCACGATTTTTTCGGATAGTATTCTGTGTATTGAGTAGAGAGCTCTGAAGCTCAAACTCATTATTACTACGGTCCTTTGCGATTGCCTTCTCTTGTGCAGCTATAGATTCTTGTAAGTAAAAAGCATTATTAGCTCTATCTCTAGATGCTAGGACCATAGTTTGCTCAAGAATAAGCATGTCTTTAAGCTGAGCAATACCTAAGTCAATACCTTGTTCTGCATACATCAAGCCACTAGCGATCGAAGCCCGTATAGCTCCGGATTCAGCCATCACGCCAAGTACATTCTTAGTAGAAGATCTGCCAGCAGTACCAGAAGAGCTAAGAGCACCTGCCGCTTTCATGCCAGCAATGATTGCTCTTTGAGCTTCGACCTGACTTTGCCCCTGTGCCTTGCGTCGCTCCAGTTGGAATTGAGCAATATTACTAAGGAACTTGTTCTGCAAAGATGCATCTTTAAAATTAGCTTCAACCAACTGATTACGCTTAGTGAACTCAGCATTGGTTAAAGAAGCTGTGTATTTAAAATCAGCATCTACTAACTGATCCTGCTTATTAGAACTTAGATTAGCCTTAGTACTTTCGTAGTCGTATTTTGCATCGACCAGTAGATTATTCTGTTTTGACTTAAGATTTTGTTTGTTCGAAGCGTACTGATAATCTGCAGAAGTCAGTTGATTCTGCTGGTCAAAGAAAAGGTTATCAGATTGAAATGCATAATTAATATCAGCATCAACTAATTGGTTACGCCTATCGACCTTTAGACCAGTACTATTAGCTGAGAAATCAAGAAAGGTTTGACCCTCATCAAACATAACTGCAAGAAGGTCATCCCTCTTTTTTGCGTTCTGCTCTAAACCGGCTGTATAAGCAGCCATTGAGTTAAAGCTTTTCTGCTGAGCGGCTTGCTGTACAGACTTCTGGTAGGCTTTCTGAGCAACGTCAAACTCATAATTCTGCATTTCAACAGCAGCTTCATACTGTTGAATTGCATTCGCTTCTTGAAATTGTAGATTAGCCTCATTGTCAGCAATCTGAGCATTTCGGGAATCTACTTGAAAATCATAGTTGTTTTTCCTCAGGCGTTCATTAAACCGCCACATCTCCTTGTCAGACTTAAATTGAGCGTTCTCAGCTTTACGTCTTTCGTTGTTCCTATCTGCTGCACCAAATAATCCTAGGACCATCCTTTATTTCCTCTTATAAAATCTAGGTGTATAATTGCCTTCCCACATCATTGCGTTGAGTGCGACTGGGAATGGAGTGTTGTTAAATATCCTTAGGCTGAAATTCTCTGTTCGCTGATGAATAGGTACAGTAAAGACAGACCCATTATCAAGCGGTACATCATTAGCAAGATACTGGTTTGCTTCAATTACAGGATTAGTAGTAAACCACTCCTTAATTAGAAATGAAATAGCAGAGTTAGCAGGCGGAGCAGTAGTAAATGAAATGGATGTATCGTTAATAAAGCTGAAAGCTGTTGTAGCAATGCCGTTCACAGTGACCTTAACGTCACTTCTATCTTCGTAAGCTAAGTCTTTTTTATTGAATTGATATACTGTAGTGGAGCCATCACCGATGAAATCAACTTTGTACGGAACACGACCTAGTTGATTTACCTTGAAGCTCATTGAACCAGACAAACCAACAGAGAATTTCATTCTTGCAATAGTTAGGTTTGCTGTGAAGTCAGACATCCTTTCATCTGGCCTATAGTATGTAGTAGGTAGATGTACATCAAAATTATATTTATAACCCACAATCACATCTGACGCAACGCTTGTAAGATCTTTTTGCGGTACAATAAAAAAGGGTCCAGCACCATCACTACTTCGTTCTGGAGTAATAGTGAATCCTGATTCAACAAACGAACCAGCACTAGTATTACCTTTAATAATTAATGATGGGGTTAGGTCAGAAGCATCGTTGTATGGCAAGTAACACTTACTAAGTTTGTTAGTAGAGTCATATACAACACTAGCTGCCGTTGCAAATAGGTCTATACATGGATTAACTTTCTGACCACTATTGTTGACAATAATAGCTTGTTCAGGACTCTGACTTAATGCTGTTTTCAAAAGAACAACCTGTCCTCCTTGCTTAGTGACTGCATACATATCATCAGAATCAATGGAAAGGAACTGTGTATTCCCTGGCATGACCCAACTAGTCCATGCTTCCATTAAGTTCTTTTCGCCATCAGTGTAGTATCTAAAAATATATACTTCTCTTTCTGATTGACTAGAAAGGGCAATCATAGAGTTCTGTGGACTAGCAACCAAATGATCAATATTTGGAGAAATCCACTCTTTCACGACTCGCGATAAGTCAAGCACTTGAGGGTTCATTTGCTGCCCCTTAGTGACCATACTAAAAACTCGTGAGTAGCCCGGAGTCTTACTAATGAAATTGATATTTGTACCAACATCAACTGGTAATACATTATTATCCATCTCAAAGTTAGAGATAGTTCTAATAGTAGCTAACGATGGAGTTAGAACACCACTATCTGAGAACAGCATAAACTGCTGTCGTGAAGAGAATAGAATGACGCCTTGTGCTGTTGGAATAACTGCATAGAGTCTTGTCGGCAGGATTGACGAACAACTAATATCAATAGGATCTGAATCAAGTGATGTCTGTGCTGTCTCAAAGAAGAAGTTGTAATACTTACCAGAGCGGCTCATGATTACATTATCCTTTGATAGAAAGCCAAGTCTGTTGCTATGGAAGAAAGCAGCGGAAATGGTTTCTCCTACAAAACTAGGATCACTATTGGTAGTCTGATCACCAACTAGCCTGTCGGCATAATTAATATGTTGAAAGACAAAAGTATTTAATGCTGTATTAATTAGCTCATGAGGCATTGTGGAATAATCTAAGCCAGGAGATACGCCTGGGCTAATAGTTTCTTCCCAATAACCACGACCACTCACACCATCGTCAGCAACGAACTTTGTGTAATAGTCATCAACTGACGTTATGGTATTTACAATTTTGACGATATGACCGTGGTAAGTTTCAAGAGGAAGCAATGCAACACTTGAAGCTTCATCTTGGAATGCAGTCAAACCAGCATTGGAAGCACCACCTCTAACTTGTAAAGTAAAGGAAGCTGGTGAGCCACCTACTGTACGAGAAATATTTAAACTAGATTTACCGTTCCTAGTTACTGACCAAGTACCAGTAAAGTCTGCGTTGCTAGCAGCCTGTTGTGCAGCAATGCCATTGGTAATTGCATCCTTAATATTATGACCAGACTTGTCAGTCAAAATATCGTCAAACGTAAAGTCATCAACATGTGATGTAGTCTGAAACTGAACACCTTGTAGAGTGACATAGTAATCAACTTCAGGCGCTGCAGATTCTAAGACAATGGTGCCTACAGCATTTACCTGTGTAGGAGGTATGGGCTGGGTTCCAACAACAACTTGATCATTGATGACAATAGTAGTGTCTTGAACAGTCAGTAATCTGTAGTTATTTCTGGATCCTGAAAGGTATGCAGGTGATCCAGAGGCATACGTGACAGTACAGGCAACACCGCTTAATGCATTCCAGATGAAGATGTTAGAACCTTTGATGCATCCAATATAGATTTCATCATCATCCCTATTTATGTAGAACCATTTAGCATCATCATATGTAGTACCTGTACCCAGGTTTGTTATATGCTTAAAGCCAGGTCTTTTTGTTAAACCATACGTTGCATCAGGAAAACCGTTGTAGCACTGACGGACCTGACCGGGAAGCATTTTATCATCTGATTGTTTTGATACTCCGCCAAGATAGGTAGAGATCCGTTGTGTTACTGCAGCCATTTATCTATAAAGTACGTTGTAAGGTTGATAGCTGTTATATGTATTCGTAGCGCCAGGGTGACCAAAGAATGTGTAATCTCCTTGATTACATTCGTACTCCATAGCAAGGGCTCTACTCATCCCTTCTTTTTGTTGAAGCATTTCATACTGATTAGGGTCACCTACGATTCGACTTGATACTGTCGTAGCTGCCTTATTAGTAATAAAGTCTGCAATAGGCGTAGGGATATCTACCCAGTCAAACAACCAAGTGATATCACACACTACCTTCTTAGTAAATGTATAAGTGTGTTTTGCCTTGTCGTAGAGCTTACCGCTACGCCTAATTACATTAAGCTGAGCATTAGCCGCATTCTTAGATGCGTCAATCTGCAGCATATTATTAGGAATTAGAATTTCATTATTGCTGTCAGGAAGCATGTCATAGTTAAGCTCCTTATTAAATGACCATCCTTCCGCCTGTACTTCCCGTGAGACTTCTAACAAAGTCTGATAGGCAATCGCAACGTCCGGGTTGGTTTGATCTAGGGTTGTCACAGGCGCTTGACCACATGACTGTAGTATTTGATTTACAGCTGGCAGCTCTCGCTGAGCATTCGTGGTTGGAAAAGCCATATTATTTTAAGGTTAAAAAAAAGGGCCTCCGAAGAGACCCCAAAGAGTATTTAAATCAGAATGCAGAAGGTGCAGTAGCACCGACATACAGCTCAACAGCTGCAGCAGGGTTGAGGTAATCAGCACCCATTGCAAGACGGCCAAGGATAACGTCGCCCTGATAAATCACAGAGACATCACCACTGGTGACTTGTACTTGAGGACCGATTGCTTCAACACAAGCGGCTGCTTCACGTTGGAAGATAAGACCACAAGATGTAGCAGCAACTTCTGCGGCAGTACCGTAGTCATTGTTGATTCCAGTCTGTGCAGTAGAAGCATCCTCCAAGGCAGGTCCGATGAAGTCACCGGTATTGCCAGGAGAGGTTTGGCCAGTAGTACCGCCATACTTCGTACCGTACTTACCAAGGAACGGGATGTTCATTGACTTGTAGATGTGGATACCCGCAATCTCGATGATGCCGTTACCGCCTTGCAGAGCATTGCCCTGAGCGTCACGGTTGACAAGACCATTGGAACCAACAGCTTGGATCAATTCGTAGTACTGACGTGGGTTCAGGACGGCACAGCGGCCATCACTTGAAACACCCTTTTCATCCATTGCAGCGGCTGCATCATAGAAAGAAGCAACCAATGCGGAAGAAGAGAAAGCATCAGATTCGTTGGTAGAAGATCCAACACGGATTTGAGTACCACCAGGCTCAACGAAGCCGGTTGCACTTACTGGGGATGCTGCACGAGCACCACGAGCAACTGCACGGAAGATCAAGCGGTCATACTTTTCTGCGAGGGCGTAGCCGATCTTGCGGCTGATTTCCGAACGCAGATCGTAGTGAGAAAGAGTTTCGTCAAGGTCATAAACGAAGGCTGAACTAATCAGCAGGTCGTCAACCGTGACGGTCTTCTCTGCCACAGGAGGCGCACCGTCGGAGTTACCGAGGATTGCATTTCCTGGGGTGTGATACTCAGCCTTGGTACGGCCAGTATAAATGAACTGCAATGACTTGCCGTTCTTTAGTGTACGCTTCATCACAAGATCGCGAGCGATCGTATTGTGTTGGAAGCCCTTGAACATCTCACCAGAGAAGAGCTTTAAATACAAAGCTCGCTTATCACCAGCAAGATTAGATTGACCTAGATTAACCAAACTGGTTGTCAGGTCTGAAGATTGTTGTGCCATTTAAGTTAGAGAGTTAATTATGTACGACTCTCAAAGATCTTTGAGTAATATTCAATTGTATTGTGGTCTATCCCACCGTCTAGACGACTAAGGGTATCCCTCGTAAGGGGCCGAAGCCAATAGCAATGGAGTCCTACTCTGAGGTGCTCCAAAGCCAGACCTTAGGTTTTTCCAGTCCTAAGTCCGTAACCATTCCTTGGGAGTTGTCAAGGAAAAATCAGATATTATCAAGCCTCTGAGGGGGCTCTTTAAACTGCCAGTAGAGATAATGTTTTACTTCTATAAAGATACATAGAGACAAAACAAATATGAGTCCCCACTTAACCATATTTCTTTTTAGATTTTTTCTTAGCTAGTGGCGGTAGCTGAGGTCCAGTCTTCTTCAGGAAGGTATCACGTTCATGCTTGTTATCAGTACTCTTACCTTTGTCATAGATCTTTTTGCCACGCTGTGCGCCCTTATGACCTGGCCCAATATCCATAGATTGAGCAGTAAAGTTACTATCGAATGCCTTTTGGTCTACTTTCTTTTTATGCATCAGTATTTTTTAGAGGAAGGTTTCTTTGCTGTCTTTGCTGCACGTTTAAAATTGGCTGCGGTAGGAGCACCTTTGGCTCCAGGCTTACGCATCTTCTCTCCACTGCCTCCAGCAATACGCTTCTTTTTGGCGTGGATATTCGCATACAATCCTTTATCCATCAGAAGTTATATTTCACTCCTACTTTTGTTCCGTAGCTGTTTACGTCATCGAACGCTGCAGACAGCTCACCGTAAACTGATACACGCTCAGTAGCTTTAAATGAACCACCAAATTTGCCAGTCAGCTTGGTTTCTTGCTCACCGCCATCGGGTGCAAAGATCGTGGGACCAGCTTGTACATAATAAGAACTGACATCATTACCACTTTCGTATCCGATATGAAAGTCAGTAACATGTCCACCGAAATTAGAACCGCTGAAACCAGCGTTGTTTTCTACGTTGACATAAGGACCAGCTACAGCTGGAGTTGCCAATGCAGCGGCAGAGAGAATAGCAATAATTTTTTTCATTATAAATTAAAAGGTTTGTTTAGAAATTAACGTTTGAATTTTCAAGCTTTGCCATCACCTCTTGGCGATAGGCAGGATCACGGTCATATCGTGGATCTTGCATTGCAGAGACCACTTCCGCTTGACTCTTGAAACCTTGCTTATTACTTGTCGAGGCCTTACCTTGTAGTAGATTGCCATCAACACCAACAGAATCTTTAAACTGATAGTTCAAAGCCTGCATAGCAAAGTATGCAGCACCAGCACTACCAGATTCCATTACTGAGTCATACATACTGATCTCAGATTCACTTAAATTCTGACCAGCCCACTCCAGCATTTCATTGTAGGCTTTATCACCACCAACAGAACGCTTAAGAGTCGAGACATCGCTATCACTAAGCTCTGGTTTTTGTTGTGTATTTTTATACCTAAAGTCAAGGTACATCTTTGCCAAATCTTGTGGATTAGATTGGGCAAGTTCTCTTAGAGTTTCATCAGTAAATTCATTTTGAGACTCTTCATAAAGACGATCAAATAAAGTGGGATCCGTAGATGACTCTTCGGGCTCCTGCTCCTCTGCTTTGTCTTCAGGCTCTTCAGTAGGTGTGGGCTCTTCTGGTGCTTCCCGTTCTTTAGGGTTACCCAGTTTTTTCTGGAGTGAGATATAAGCAGCTTCAAGCTCCTCAGCATTTTTGTACTTACCAGCAAGCATAGTTTCTTGCTGCTGTTCCATCTCTTCTCCAATCTGCAGAGACTCTTGTTCATCTGCATTTAGTTCTCCCTGACTATTCTCGTCAGAAAGCATAGACATTACTTCTGCCATATATTACTTATTTAAAGTGGTGGTTATTGTTGTTGTTGAGCCATTGCCATTTCCTGTGCTTGCAACTCTCCATTTTTAGAAGGGTCCATTTGAGGAGTCTTCATTGCATCGATTTGCATCTGTTGTTGCTGCATCTGCATTGCTTGTTCCTGCATCTGTTGCTGCTCTTGCTTAACTTCCTGCATGGAACGTACAAGATTAAGTACATCAATACCTTGTGCTGCTGCAAGACGCTTGATCACCTCATCAGTATTGATGAATTGGGCAATGGCTTGTGGACCTAGTGTTTGAGCAAGTACCGTCAGGAATTGACCAAGACTTTCTCTGTCTTGACCACGACCTAAAGCATTAATACCTGCAACAATTGTAGGCTTGATAATGTTCTTAGGGATCTTAGGGATCTCACCTTTACGTTGAGCATCAGCTAGTTTCCGATTAAGATACGGCACTAGGAAATCAACAGTAAGTAAAGAGAACAATCCACCAAGCTGGGATTCCAACTCAAACTGAGTCATACGAACCTCTTCAGCTGTAGTTCTTTCAGACTGACGAATATTTAGAACTAAGAAAGCTTCGCTTAATCTTCGCTCCAATGTACCTGCCATCTCATATGCAGTCCTAAAGTCAGCAGTCTTTCCAACTTGGATAACTCCTACATCATCAGGACGACCTGAAATGATTGCTCCATTCCCTGCTGAAGCCAGCGTAGAAGGCTTAGTAGTACTTGAAGGGGATAATGTAAAGACTACTTTTGCAGCCGCTGCAGAGCCTTCTACCAATGCCTGAGAAAGTCCTTCAAGTGACTTCAAATCACCAATGAATTGACCTACTCTTCCACGACCGTAGCCTTCACCATCAACAGTATTAAACCGTAGCGGGATCCAAGGATTGATGTTGACTGGAGCCTTGCCTTTTGAATCTTTCAGTACAGCACCATTAACTTCTTGGTGCCATACAAACCGATTATTGTCACGCTTGATATGTGTGTACACATCTACGTCATCATCATATGAAGACTCATCACCAGGCGGATCTTTATCTAAAAGTTCTTTAGGTAATTGATTCTGGATGAGTTGTTTTGCAATGCGTTCTTTAGTGACTATTTCAATTACTTGACCGTTACCATCCCGTTCGACGACATAACGATTCAGAGGATATACCTTAAGACCATTCTTACTCATATAGACAAGAGCATTACCAGCAACTACAAGATGTAGTAGTGCTTGGTGGACAGCAACACGATCATCAGATGCAGAGATAGATTCGAGAATGATTCGTTCTACTTTTGCAAAAGAGAGATCAAGTTCTGATTTCATCTCAGGAGGAAAGTCCTCACCGAGTTGGCTTTCGTCTAGTTGTAACTTGAAGAAACTAGTCTGTACAGGTAACAATGCCAACATCAGCTTACTTGCTAATGTCACACAACCTTTTGCACCAACTGATTGGTAAGGAGTTTTGAGTTGTTTCATACCTGACATGTATTCTTCATGTCCACGGATTAAATATGGAAGGGTAAGCTCTGATGCTTGCCGTGCTTCTTCTAGGAATTGGGAACGATCGCTAGCTAAATAGTCATACCTTGTTCTTGCTGACATTTAATTTAAATATTAAGGCCTTGAATGCGTAGTCCTGCTCTGTTAAACGAACCTTTGGTTCCTCTAGCCTGAAGCTTCGCAGCACCGGCTTTATCCTTTGCATCAGGTGCTTGTACACCAACTTGAGTTTGCCTTGTATGAGGATTAGCCTTGGCATTTAATGTATCTTTGAGCTGTTTCTGCTGCTCCTTAAAGGTGTTCTGCATATTCAATATATTATCATTATATTTCTGCTCTTGTGCTAGCCGATTAGTATTATATGTATTCTGCATATTCAGAATATTGGCAGCATACTTCTCTGCCTGCTTCTCCTGACGTGCAGTAAGTTCATTTCTTACAGCAGCAAGGTTACCTGCATACAACTGATTCTGCTGAGAATACTTCTGAGAGAATGAATCTTGCATGCTTCTCAGATCAGTTGCATATTGAGCCTGTTGTGCCTGTTGAGTGGCATTAAACTTAGCTGTCTGTTCAGCCAAAGTTGATGAATATGATTGCTGCTGTTCCAACATTTGAGCGTTGACAGCTGCCATACGCGCATCGAAACTTTGCTGTAGCTGAGCCATTGCAGCCTGTTGCTGCTGTAGTTGCTGCTGTTTAGCCGCTTTATCTGCAGCAAGCCGCTGATCTTGCTGAACAGCTGCTTGAATTTCATCGTAAAGACCACCACCACCTGGCTGATTCTTTGGACCCTTAGAGAGTTGACCCATATTGCTATTAATCCAGGAGAGAATCTGTTGATTACTCATCCCTGAATTAAGAGCTTGATAATAATCTTGGTGGCCAAAAAGATTTGAGGCGCCGTAACTAGTATTCATTACTATTAAATTAGTTTAGTTTTCTTCCATGTATTTAATGACCCATTCAACGACATCACGCTGTCCAGATCGAAACATAATTTTTGAATGCGAATCTTCTGGCGAAGGATTCACTGGTGGAAAAGCTTCTTCTAATTGATGTACTAAACCGCGAGCTTGCATGCCCACGGTCTCAAGCATATTGAGGGAGGTTGACATTACTATGTTCAAAGAATGCTGGCATCCGTGCCGACTTGGTAAAAGAAAGCTCAGGAGCTTTACCTTCGTACATCAAGCGATCACTAGAATCAAGCCAAAATTTTTTATCCAAATATTTATCAGTAGTATTAATACCTAAGGGTTGCATCACCCAATTGATAGTTGCCTTACGGAGTTTATCAAGACTAGGGCTGATATCAAGCCCCAGCTCCCGACAAACAAGACTATTGGCAGCAACGTGAATTTGCTCATCTCTACTTATATCTGCACTAACCGTTCGCATTCCAGCGTCACCATTAGCGCGCATGAATGGTAGAAGAACGAAGAAGATCGCACGCTCGGCAACCATCGCTTTGAGGATTGTGTGATCAGGATGCGAAGTCCAAGCTTCCCTGAGTTTGATAGCTTCCGATTCAGCTTTTTCGTCAACCCCGTAAGAATTGGCAATGTAACCAAGTGCCAGGTCGTGATTGATCTCGTCGGTGATGTTGGATTCCAGTAACTCCCGCGATAGTTTTGGTACGTCGGTAGCCAGTCCATCACGGATAAAATCTCCCACAGGTAGTTCCATGTGTCGCAACGCAAGAGCACGGAGTACCGTCTCTTCCGCCCCTTCCCTGCATAATCCGGCAGTCGTCTGAACTGGTGTCCATTTCCTTTTTCTGTTTAGTAGTTTCTCGTAAGGGTTCATTCTTGACAGTCACATGTAAGTTCATTGGTTAAAATATCCTCTAAATAATTCTCGACATCTTCTGCATCAAGTGCAGCATATGCATCAGTCTTATCTTGTGTATCACTCATTACTTGTAATGAATAATATAGAGAGGTTTGTGGAGACCGAAGCCACTCTTCCACGAACGCATTGTCGTAGGTCACTACATCACTCCAAGAGTTGAAGCTATAACCGTGAAGAAGTCCTGTGCGATCAAGTAATGTCATCATTCCGTCAGCCACTTGCTTATAAGCATCCCAGCCAACTTCTGAAGCAATTTCTACATCGCCATAGTTATATGTTTGTACACCAAATGTACCGCTATCACGATCAACGGTTCTGCTGATCGGCGGTGCAATCTCTGGTGTTGCAGTGAAGCCATCTAGATCTCTTGACCTATAGCTACACGATGCAGTCGGTGCAATAGCAAAAGCACGGACCATATTATATTCCCTTGCAATTGCTGCAGCTCCTTCAACACCCGAAGCAATCTCAGACACCAACTCAAAGGCTGGTGTACGCACGATTTCACCACGATTGTATTGACTCAAAGCATTACCAAATTGCCTATAAGTTATGCCGTACCTTCGTAGCAGGTTGGCAAGTCCAAGCATTCCAAGTCCGACTTGTCTGTCAACATCTGGTGAGAGGTATTCTCCGCTATCGCCAATGCCAGTTGCAGCGTGGAGGGCACACAATTCGGACATACCTTCAGCAAAAGCTCTCGTGATATTCCCGAACTCACAGGCAGATAGATTGACGTGCTGAAGCAAGCAAGTTCCGCGTGAGGGCAGGTAAACTTCCAGGCATACATTGCCTCTGATTCTGTTTCCTTCATTGTCATACTTAACTTTGTTTAGCCAGATGTCACCGGACTTGATTCCATGAAGAAGCTCTTCCTTAAACGTACAATCCTGCCACCACTCTTCAGTGATGTTGATGCATCGTTTGACCCAAGGTAGTTCCGATCTAGGAGTAGTAATAAAGTCAAGAGCATCGGCATGATTGAGCGAAATATGAAGAACAATCGCACCGTTCTTGTAAACACCACCTCTACGTAGTATTTCATTTAAGGTACTATAAATTTTACCAAAGCTTACGGGGCCAGACGCAGTAACACCTGACGGTCGCTGATGACCTTTAGGGTCAAGATTGTCTAAGTGAATAGCACAACCTGCACCGTATCTAAGAGCATGTGAAGCAAACCTCCAGCTAGCCTCAATACCATTTGGACCTTCCATTTCATTATCAACTACAAATACTGTGCAGCTGACAGGAAGCCGTCCTGTTGGATCATCAATCCAAGATTGTACCCGGCCTGTGCGGGATATTAAATTAGTCATTAAATTAAGTCATTCAAAAATGGTGGTGCATAGTTTGGTCCTTTAAGAACCTTGCCATCAGCTCTGTAAATGGGCTTACCGTCTTCTCCTAGCTTTGACATATTTGATTTGTGTACACGACGCATGGCTTCATCTAGATCCCACTCTTGAGATGCAGCCATTTGAAAGCAGACATACACCAAGTCAGCTAACTCTTTAAGTTGTTCACACTCATCCTTTAAATGGAATGCTTCATGAAACTCACTCCACTCTTCATCAATCAATGATTTTTGAGTCAACTTCTGATTCCCATTCGTCGTAAGATTGTAGGCTGCTCGGAATTGCTCCGCCTGATCCATTAACGTTTGGTGTGTTGTATAATTCATTCTCTAAGTAGTGGATTGCTTTAACAAGATCTAAGTGTTTGTTTTCTTTGTGACCAGCACGGCAAATGTACTTCACAGCACAGCCAAGATGGTAGTTAAGTTGCTGATCTCTTATGAAGTCCCAGCATTCGATGGTGCCTCTGGTGTAGTAGGCAGGTGAGTTGGCCATAGTTTTACTAGGTTGGATACGGTGTTAGCTAAAGCAAAGTTCTGACGTTGTAACGCCATAAATAATGTGATGATGTCGTCCTTACCTGCCTCCGGTAAAAGATCTTCTAGTCGTCGCAGCTTGAATGACTGCTCAACTGTCAGCTCGATAATCGGCGGCGGGGGTCCAAGGAATGACGGTGTGTTCGATTGGGTCATAGTCAGTACAGGTAAGGATTCTTGCTAGTCGTGCATTCATTAAGGCATCATCTTCTGAGAGACCTTTGTCTTCAAAAGCTTTGACTACTGTCTTCCATGTGTACCCATGCTCTTCAAACAAAGCTACTGCCCGTTTGATTCCAATACCAGGAACACCGCTGTAGCCATCAGTCTGATCACCTGCAAGTGTCTGAATAAGATGCCACTTAGCACCCTCTTCAGGTTCTACTGTGGTCAACTCTTTCATGTCATAAAGCTTGCCAGGTATCTGTTTCATATCCTTGTCAGGACTACATATAATATTATCAATATGAGCTGTTGCATAAATGCCCATAGCATCATCTGCTTCCAGTGTCGGGAGTCTGATGACTTCATAACTTTCAGCTAGTTGTGTGATAACTTTTCTGTAGCCACAAGGCTTCTTACGATTTCGATGTCCCTTGTAATCGGGATAAATTTTCTTCCTAAAATTCTTAGAGTCACTAAAGAAAAGAATTAGTTCTGGTGTGTCCCACATAAATTCATTCTTGATTTTAGTTAGGTCACGCTCTACATTCTTCAATGCTTCAGAGAACTTACTGACTACAGTAATGACATCATCACCCCAATCAATATCTTCTTCTGCTCCAGCGCAGGCTTTGTAGACTATGTAGTCTGCATCAATAAGTAGTTTCAATCCCAAAAATCCTCCCAACCTTCTGGAACATGTCGTTTATTCCAACGAGGCTTCCAGTTTTCAGCGTCAATAAAAACGTGGTATATGCCGGGCAATGGCTTTTCAGCGACAGAACAATACTTATTGGTTCGAGGATCAAATTTAAGGGTCTTTACATCAACCTTTAAAACCATACCTTCTTTCATGAAAATAAGATCAGCTTTGCCTACACAGGAGACATTCCTAAATACATCAGCACCGCGTAATAGAGCATCACGACATACAGTCAATTCCATAATGTCACCACTTCTATTGGAGTCAAACTCATCAGTGAGTCTCTGCCCATGTTTTTCCAATGACTGCTTCTGCTTCGATTGGGACTCTAAGTTTGTAATATTCTCCAGCTGCGAGGCTGCTAAATACCAAGGATGTTGAAAGGTCAGCTGCGTGTTCAGGGGAACATTCGTATTGCAATTCGTCATGTATAAATGCGAGCTGTGATGCACACAGCCCTGTTTGTTTAATAGTTTCGTTTGTAATAACCATCCACCGCTTTGCTATGACTGCGGCTGATGACTGTAAGAGCATGTTTAATGCCTTGTGTGGGCTATCAACTTTGATGTGACGCCCGTCTATTGATTTGATAAAGCCTTCCGCACTTGCCTTTTTAATCGCCTCAAGTAATTCCGAAAGTCCATCAATTGCAGAGACAAATGCTTCTCTAATTTCTTTGCCTTTCTTTTTAGCCTGAGCTTCATTTAATAAAGGGTCGTAGGACATACCAATTTTCTGATTGCCTGCTCCATAGATGAAGGCGTAGGAAATTGTTTTGATTTGTTTTCTAGAAACTCCGACCTTATCTGCATTGACTTGATGAATGTCTCCATTGAGTAAGGTGTCTCTAAAGTTGTTACTCCATCGTCCAAGGTAATGCGCGAGCATCCGAAGCTCGATGCCACTAAGATCAGCGCCAACCATAACTTGACCTGGCGTTGCTGTAAACAACTTCCTAAATTCATCATCACTTTTACACTGAGCTAAATTTGGATTACGATGAGCACATCTGTGAGTTACTGTGGCAACAGAACAGTGATGATGTATACGCTTAGCACTCGTACATAGCTTGAGCCATGCGTTGGTGCCTTCGGAGATCATCCCCAAGCTCTTCGTAATATCGAGACATTTCAGAAACTCCAAAGCAATCTGCGGTCCACCTGAGGCAGCCATCTCCTTCAGTACAATCTCGTCGATAATTGGCTTCCCAGTAGCTGTCATCTGGGTTGGTTTCCAGTGATAGTGTTCCTTTAATATCCATGCAATATGATCTCTTGAGGTGGGATTCGTTTCTTTTAAACGTGTGAATGGAGCATCTTTGACATAGCCTGTGGTCCGATTATCTCGTTTAGGAGTAAATACTGGTCCGGCAACGAAAGGATGCCTGTGACGTAATAGTTGATTAGTTTCTTCAAGTTGTTTTCTGAGAGACGATGCAAGTTCCCATGCAGCGCGTTCATCAAAGTACCATCCATGTAGTTGTTGTGTAGTTAATAATTGAGCAACTTGGTGCTCTAGTTTGACCCACTCAGGTATTTGTGGAAGTGGTCGCATAGTTTGACTGTGACGTTTACATCTTGGGCGCAGTAAGTCTCCATTTCTGGTGACCATTCCTGCCAATCTGTGCTTTTACCAAACTCACCTTTGTATTCTTTTAGCCTGTAGCCGTATGACTCCAACGAATGGCGTCCACGAAGGTGCAATGGCATGAGTGGGTTATCTATCTTCCTATCTATCTCTGCCATATCTGTGTGATAGAGCCGAGAAAGAAGCAGTGTGTCCAATACAAAAGCTTGTGGTTCAAACCACGGATACAGTTTTTTGATTATTGGAATGTCGAAACCAATCACGTTGTGACCTACTAGGACATCAGCATCTTCTAATCTTTGAATACCTCTGGTAATAGGTTCTTGATTACCTTTGTCGTTGTAAATAACTGTGGTGTCAGCCTCGCTGTCAAAGATAACAAGGCAGTGGATTTTGGTAACATCATCAAGTAGACCGTCAGTCTCTAGATCGAATACGAGCATTAGTCCAATGGTATGTTTTGTCTACAAACTGTGCTTTTCGTATAGCTTCAGCTGTAGGTGGGTTAGGTTTAAAAATCTGGTTCTTGGTCGAACACTGCTGCAATTCCTGTTTCATTAAACTTACAAGTATTAAGGTCGTATTTCAGTTGGCATGCTTCACCAACTTCGCCTGAATGGCGATTTTTAAGGACTCGCACTGTCGTAGCATCTCGTTCAGATCCGCTCTGTTGATTTCGCTCGAGTGCAATAACTGCGTCGCTAAGTTGACCAATGCTCCTACTTCCGCGCAAGCTTCTGAGCTGTACCCTTCCTCCTTCTTCATGTGATTGTCCATTAGGTGGTGTTGTTGTGTGACATACAAGGAATAAAGCAATACCTGTGCGTTCAACTAATGACCTTAGTTTTGTCATTGTTGTATCAATCATCCGACGTTCATCACCTTCAAGACCACTCAAAAGAATGGATAGGTGATCAAGAAAGATGACCTTTGTATCTAGTCCAGCCGCCATGTATTCAATGCGGTTGTAGATATGGTCAGGGTCATAGCTACCAAAACCATCAAACAAATGAAGGTTCCATTTAGCAATAGTGTTATCAAAGATCTCTGTCAGCTCGCTTCGTTGTTGCTCCCCGAGGTGTAGAGATCGTCTACTAGCGACTGACATGAGTCCGAGTGCTGTTCTTCTATTAGATTCTTCAAGCGCCAAGTAACCGCACCGCTCACCCTTGCTGAGAAGGTCAGCACATATTTCTCTGAGAATGGAACTCTTCCCCACGCCAGAGCCAGCAGTAACCGTGACAAGCTCTCCATATCTGATCCCGTGTAATAGCTTGTTGAGGCCTTCAAAGGGGTAGTCATGATCTGATGGTGGTGAAGGTGTGGTTACTATCTCTAAAAGAGTTTTGGCATCAACGATGCCGTCCGGTTGATATTGAACATGGTTGTAATTACATACTGCTCGTACTGCTTCAGTATCACCAACCTGTAATGCATCAGAGGCATCCTTGTAATCGTCTAAAAAGCCTATGAAAGTCTTGTTAGGTGGTAATACACTAGCTGCCTCTTTTGCAGCCTTCTGGCCTGCCTCATCGTTATCAAAGAATAAAACAATCTTGTCGTAATGATTGATCCATTCATAGTTTTTCTGAATGGCTTTCTTAGCTGCAGCTGCTCCATTTGGAATGGAGACCACAGGCCAAGGTTGACATTCATAGATGCTCATCGCATCCATTTCGCCTTCGCAAATTATTAACTTCTGATCCTTAGCTGTCTTGTGTCTGAAGTTCTGCATCCCGAATAGAGAATTGACTTCTCCTTCACAGCGGAATGACTTGTCTTTAGACCTTACTTTTGCTCCGACAACCTTGCCAGAACTGTCGAAATAATAGTGGCGTAAGATCTCACCATCTTTGTAGGTTTTGAATAGTTCACAGGTTCGCTCAGAGATTCCTCTTGATTGCAGCCGTCTGGCTGATCCTTGAAGTTGGACATTTGACACGTGATGAT